TGACGATATCGTCAGACGAACGTTATTTGAAGAAAACATTAACACTTGGGCTCTGGTCTTTGCAGAGATTATTTTGGTTAATGTTGGAGTTCCTTCTGGAAATTTTATGACTGCATCTGGAAATTCGATTTTGAATAGAGCTCTTATAATGGCTTGGGCCATTATGACTATTGATGATTTGACATATGAGGAGTTTATTGATTTTATCAAGACAGTTCTCATGGGCGATGATCATGTGGTAAGAGTGAAGAAAGAAGTTCAGGATTCATTAAATGGAAATTCACTAAGAGATTGGTTCAGGAAACATGGAGTCAATTATACACCAGCCAGTAAAGATGATGGTGATAATTTTAAGTTCAGAAATATTGAAGAGATCGAGTTTGTGAAAATGAACAATAAGATTCTTAGTGATGGAACGATCGTGGCGATTCCTATGATAATTTGCATTAATAGTGGAATACAGTACCTTAAAGCACCTTTAGGTACTCAGGAAATTCTACTTCAAAATCTTTGTGATGGTTTCTCTTATCAAATGTTTTGGCATGGTGAAGAGCTATACGAAAGATATAGACAGAAAATGATAGAAATAGCTGAAGAACATAATATCACTATTGCGTTCGCCAGTTATGTAGAAAGATATTTCACCTTTGTCAAGAAATTTAATTCGAGTTTACCAGGCTATGAACCTAGTTCAATGCGACCAATTATAAAGCTACCGCTTGAAGAAGCTGGGGGTATCTATATTGAAGATACTTTCAACGTTGAAGGAGAGGCTGCAAAAGCCGCCGATTTAACGAAAGTATTTATAGAAGGACCCTATGAAGTTCAATCTGGTACATTAGATAATGTTAAAGATCTAATGGCAGACTTGGTAGAAGCTAGTGAAGCTCTACCTATCGCGGGCGATACTCCAGTTCTTGATGAAGCTAAGCAGGCTCAAAAACCTGTTACGGAGTATGAAGTTGGCGATGCGGAATGGTCGTATACGAATTTAGCTGAGAAAAGATTCTTTTTAGAAACGGTAACTTATAGTTCTACACATGCTCCTGGAGA